AATAGCAAAGGTAGGCTAGGCCCTGATGTCGCAATAGTTTAGGAGATACATATGCTGCATATCACGGAGCAGAAGGTCTTAAAACTATTGCAAATAGAATACTGAGATATAGAGAAACATTAAAAACAGCATTGAAGTGGTGTGGTATTATGGTTGATGATGAAGAAGGTTTTGATACGATTAGATTTAAAAGTCTTAGACCTATTACAGGTTTCAATGCCTTATATGAAGATGATCATATTATCTTATCATTAGATGAAACCACCACACTCTCAGATCTTGCTAAAATTATTGCAAGTCAAGTTGACTTTGATCATAGTCCAGAAACAATAAAACATGTTTATAATTGTATACAGGGCGATGAAGTTAAAGGATATAACTGGAAAAATACTTCTAGAAGAACTAAACCTTGGTTACAACAAGAAGTATTTAACAAGTATCATAGTGAAACAAATATGATGAGATATATTAATGAGTTAGTATCTAAAGATTTCTCATTAGTAAATGGTATGATGCCACTTGGTAGTTGTACTATGAAATTAAATGCAGCATCAGAGTTGATGCCTGTATCGTGGGAAGAGTTTGCAAACATACATCCTCATGCACCTAAGAATCAGGTAGAAGGATATGAAATTATTATTGATGATTTAAAAAAATGGTTATGTGATATTACAGGTTTTGCTGATATAAATCTACAACCAAATGCTGGTTCTCAAGGAGAGTATGCTGGTCTATTGGCAATACAAGAATATCACAGAAGTAATGGTGATACAAAAAGAAATGTATGTTTAATTCCTACAAGCGCTCATGGAACAAATCCTGCTAGTGCAGTCATGGCTGGTATGAAAATAGTTCCTATCAAATGTGATGAGGAAGGTAATATAGATTTAAAAGATTTAGAAAAACAAGCGATAATGAATACCTTTGAGTTGTCTTGTATTATGATTACATATCCATCAACTCACGGTGTATTTGAACCAACTATCAAAGACATCTGTAGAATCGTTCATGAGAATGGTGGTCAGGTATATCTTGATGGTGCAAATATGAATGCCCAAGTTGGTCTTGCAAAACCATGTGAGTATGGTGCCGATGTATGTCATTTGAATTTACATAAAACATTCTGTATTCCTCATGGAGGTGGTGGGCCTGGTGTAGGCCCAATTGGTGTTGCAGCACATCTTACACCATTTATAAATCAGAAAGTATCTGCAGCAGAATTTGGTAGTGCAAGTATATTACCAATTAGTTGGATGTATATTCGTATGATGGGTGGAGAAGGACTCAGAAAAGCAAGTGAGATATCTTTATTATCTGCAAACTGGTTAGCACATAAAATTGATCCATATTTTAAAGTATTGTATAAAGGTAATAATGGAAGAATTGCTCATGAGTGTATCTTTGACTGTCGTAATTTACCAGTAACAGCAGAAGATGTTGCAAAGAGATTGATGGACTATGGATTTCATGCACCTACATTATCATGGCCTGTATTAAACACTATGATGGTTGAACCAACTGAAAGTGAATCATTAGAAGAACTTAAAAGATTTGCAGATGCCATGGAAAAGATAGGAAGAGAGATCTTTACTCTTCCTGAGATAGTTAAAAATTCTCCACATACTGAATCAGAAGTTTGTGGTCAATGGGATTATCCATACACAAGAGAGGAAGCATGTTTTCCGAATCAACCAAAGAAAAAGTTTTGGCCAGCAGTATCAAGGATAGATAATGTTTATGGTGATCGTAATTTAGTATGTTCTTGTTCAGATTACTTTAACATAAATAAGGCTGCATAGTATAAAAATCATGGCTGAAGAAGTTAAAAAGGAAGAACCTAAAAAGAAAGGTCCTCTTGGAAAACTGAAAGAGAACCTAGATGATAAAGAAGAACAGCTAGTAATACTTAGTACATTTGTTCGTCTTGGTGTAATGATATGGGCTGGTGCTATCTTAACTTTAAACTATGTTGAGATTCCAGGCTACAAACAGGAACAAAAAATTGACCCAACATTTATAGCTTCAGTATTTACAGGAGTTTTGGCAACATTTGGCGTTCAAGCTGGTGGTAATAAAAAGAAAGGTGCTGGTGGAGATGCAAACATATCTAAAAAAGATATGGAATATCTTATCGCTAAAGCATCTGAAACTGCTCCTGCTCAAACAATTAGAATTGAGTCAGCACCAGTTCAGTTAATTCCTAATTCACCAAAACCTAAAAGTTAATAAATGATTCTTGAAAATTATCAAGATCTTTATACTTCTCATATATCTTTGCTACATCAGGTTCAGTTGATCTAGACTTCCATAATTGGCGAAGAATAATTTTCATATCCTCGATTGGCACTTGCACTACGCTTTTGTCATCGGGGATTTTTGATTTCCAGATTGTCATCGTCTTATGAGTTTTTGAATTGGAACTTGTTTAATTTTGTCAATAACATCAGTTTCTACTTTATCAGCAATCTTTTCTAAAATATCTATATCAATACCCATGAATGGTGGAATAATTCCTAGTAGTCTTAGAGTTCCATCTAAAAATAGTGCAAGACAGGTAAACCCTAATATCATACTAATGACAGTTGCATCTCTGTTATGCTTTCTCATAGACTCTTCATCGATTCTTCTTGCTTCTGCAACTGCAGCTTCGATCATTTGGTCTACTTCTTCTTTAGTATAACATAGAGATTTAATTTTCTCTTCAGTCATGTATTCCTTATTGTTAAATGTATTATGACATATACCTTAGCTTATGTCAATTAGGCTATATATTGATAACTTTATATGTGCCAGATGTTTTTACAGTAATCCCTGATAGAACGATCAGATGAGAAAAACCCTGATCTTGCAATATTTAATAGAGAAGTACGATTCCAATTTTCTCTATGTTTCCATTTTTGACTGATCATATCTTGTGTTTCAATGTAATCTTCAAAGTCTGCCATTACAAAAAATGGATCATGATATTTTAAATTATCAATCAATGGTTTAAACATATCTTTGAAACCACCACTGAAAAATCCACCTTCAATTAGACTGATTGCTTCACCAAGTTCAGTTCCAATATAGTGTTGTGGATCATAATTGTCTCTAAGCATCTGTATTTCTTTCTCAGTCTTTCCAAAAAGAAAGAAGTTTTCTCCGCCAACTAAATTTCTTATCTCTACATTCGCACCATCAAGTGTACCAATTGTTAAAGCACCATTCATCTGGAACTTCATGTTACCTGTACCTGATGCTTCTTTACCAGCAGTAGAGATCTGTTCTGATAGATCAGCAGCAGGGTATACTTTCTCTCCTAACTTGACACTATAGTTTGGTAGGAATATAACCTTTAACAAATCTTTGGTATCTGGATCATTGTTAATAGTAGATGCAATACTGTTAATGAAGTATATAATTAATTTTGCCATGTAGTAGCCAGGCGCTGCTTTACCACCAAAGACAACTGTTCGAGGAACTATATTCTCTGTTTGTCCATTCTTGATACGAAGATATTGTACGATAACTTCAAGAGCTTTTAAGTGTTGTCTCTTATATTCATGAATCCTTTTGACATGAATATCAAACATACTCTTTGGATCTACTGTAATACCAAGTTGATCAAAGATATAGACTGATAAATCATGTTTACCTTCAAGTTTAGTTTCTTCAATCTTTTCAAGTACATCTAGATTCCATTCATTTTCTTCAAGTTTTTTCAGAGATTCCATATTGGTAATCCAGTTCTCACCCACATATTCATCTAATACTTTTGCAAGTGGTACATTTGATGACGCTAACCATCTACGAGGAGTTACACCATTTGTGACATTTGTAAACTTCTCGGGCCATAGATCATAGAACTCTGGCATCAATTCTCTTTTAATTAACTGAGAATGTAATTCTGCAACACCATTTACATGATGAGATCCAATTGTTGCAAGGTTTGCCATACGAATTGACTTATTACCATTCTCATCTATGATTGACATTTTCTCCATCATAGATTCATCGCCAGGATATTTAAGTCTTACAACTTGCATAAATCTAGCGTTAATTTCATATATGATTTCAAGATGTCTTGGTAAAAGATCTGCAAACAAACGAAGATCCCACTTCTCTAATGCTTCTGGTAGAAGTGTATGGTTTGTATATGCAATAGATTTGTGTGTAACTTCCCATGCAGTATCCCAATCAATATGATGATCATCTACAAACAGTCTCATTAATTCTGCAACTGCAATAGCAGGGTGGGTATCATTTAATTGAACAGCATAGTAATCAGAAAAACTTGTTAAGGGTATCTCACGTTTCTTTAGACTTCTAATCATATCTTGAAGAGATGCACTCACAAAGAAGAATTGTTGTTTTAATCTAAGTTGTCTTCCTTGATCTGTACCATCATTCGGATATAGAACTTTAGAGATAGTTTCTGAGGACACACTCTGTTCTACTGATCCAAGATAGTCACCTATGTTAAATGCATAGAAATCAAATATCTCAGTAGCATCTGCTCTCCATAGTCTGATTCGATTACAATTGTCTGCTTTATATCCTATTTGTAATACATCATATGGAACTGCAACCACTTGTTCTTCTGGAATCCATCTAACTCTATAGTTGTCTCTATCAGAACGATAGTGTTCTACTTTACCACCAAATCCAACTAAACAAGATTCATCAGGATATGCTAGTTCCCAAGGCCAATCTCCATGTAACCAGTTATCAGTTACTTCGATCTGTTGACCTTCTTTAATCTTCTGTTTAAATAATCCAAACTTATATCTAATTCCATATCCTGTAGCAGGAACTTCAAGAGTTGCCAAGGATTCCATGTAACATGCTGCAAGACGACCTAGACCTCCATTACCAAGTCCAGGCTCTTCTGCATGCTCTAGTATATCTTCTAACTGATATCCAAAATTCTTTACTGCTTCTTTTGCCTCTTCCTGTATTCCAAGATTGAATAGATTGTTATTCAGTTGAGGTCCTACTAAAAATTCTGCTGACAGATATGCCACCTCTTTTTTTGGATCAGGGTTACTTAAATAGTAACTCATCATCTGATCTCTGACGGCATAACTTAATGCCATATAGAGATCTTTAGAGGTGGCAGTATCTACTTTCTTTCCTAGTGTATAGAAAAGACGTTCTTTAATACCATTATAAAGGTTGTTTTTCACATTATTTTTGTTGCTAATCTACTTAGGCAACAAAAATGAAATATGTTCAAATCATAAAAAGTCTTTTCGAGCATGATGCTCAGGAATGACTTTAGAGATATTAACAGTTAATAATCCATCTTGGAATTTAACTTCTTTTACTTCTACATCATCAGACATTCTCCAAGATCTACTGAAAGATCTTTGTGCTAAACCTTGATGATAGAATTTATTTTCTTCTTCTTTTGATTCAACCTTTCCTTCTACAACTAATTTACCGTGTTCAGTATAAACTTTAACTTCTTTCTTTTTGAATCCTGCTAATGCAATTTCTAGTCTAGATTCAATGTTGTTTACATGAACAATATTGTAGGGTGGATAATTAGTTGTTGTTGTGTTATAAAACTGATCGAAATAGTTATCCATTCCGAAACTATTCTTTAGAATAGTATCCATCAATTCTGGCAAGTCGGCAGAATGATATTTTGTTAGTTTTCCCATAATAGTTCTCCTTAAATAAGCGAGGGTTGATTTGTGATCCCCGAAGGCAATCACCATTATTTATACCACATATGTCACATTTTGGTATAGGGTAATACACCTTTTTTGGTACGGATAACACCTAAAAAATTGTAAGTATAAATACAGCAGGAGTCTCTATCGAAAGATAAAGTAATGAAAAAATTTATACCTATCATAATGCTTTTGATTTCGGCACCCGCTAATGCTGATATCACACACAAGCTTTCTAGCAGTGTGCAATTGACTGTTGATGCAGCTGCTACAAACGTACAGCGCATGGGAAATACATATAGTGTGTCTGGTAATAATGTTACCACACAATACACTCCTGATGGTGGATCAGCAACCAACTCAATTGGTGCAATGACTATCAGTTCAGGCGTTGGATCTATACCAACTCTTTCAGCTGTACAGGCTACTGCTGGAGAAAGTTTCAGCTTTACACAGTCCTTTACTCAAGGCGATGCTATTACCACAACTGCTCCTAGTGTAGGTGCAGTACATAGTTATTCAAATCAAACAAGCACTGCGGTTGGTACAGCTGGTAATTTAGCTGGTACTATTGATTCAAGTTCAACAATTAGTCTAACTGCTGGAGGCGGCGGTACTAGTGCTGTTGGACAATTTGTTAGTGAAATTAGTGTGAACTAATGATTAACGATTTCTTAGACAACCTTGCTGCACAGCAATACCTAAAAATGCACAATGAAAAACAACAAGAAGTATGCTCTGGTTGTGGTTGTGTCTGTCCTTGCGAATGTCCCGACTGCGATGTCTGTTCCTGTGGTGCCTAATTTTACACAGGGCTCGATGACTAGCCAGACGACCACTGAGAGCACAGTGACAGAAACTATTAATTCAATTGATTATCGTACAGGATGGGAATACTCAGTAACAGGTTCGGGCATAAAAAACAATGGAGCCGCATTGAATCCGCCCGTAACAACCTCAACAGTAACAGTGACACCTTCGTCAGCAACAACTTCAACAAACGGCACAACAATAACAGGAAGCGTAACAAGTTCCTACGACAGTTTGGATTTCTCAACAATGGATGCTTTTCAGTTGAACAATCCAGGCGAAGCGTTTCAGTTTACTCAAAGCTACAGTGGCCCTGGCATGACAAATCAAACAGTCATTCAAAGAGTAACAACCATAGAAAGCGTAACAAATACAACAAGTACCTTTACACAATAGCAACTGTAGGGTCTCTTCTATCACCAAATGTAGCATTAGCTGAAGGTGTAGGAGGAGTTAGTGCTACAGCAAATCCAATTGCAAACTCAAGTGGCTCAGTAACCAATCAGGCCATTCAGGTCCTACAAGGCCCTTATATAACTAACACTTATGGTAACGGAGTACAATGCCAAGGAAGTACTTTAAACGTTACTCCATACTTACAATTTTCAGATAGTAGAAAACATCCTTGGGAAGATTTTTATCAAGAGCCTCAATATAACCTAACAGATGTAGAAGGTAGAACAGTAGAACAAGTAGTCACAGTTAAGAACTATCCTTGGGAAAGTTGGTATGATACCAGAACTAAGGATGATGGTACTAGATGGTTTGAAGATGGTGCTGATATGGAAATAACAATGGATGTACCAGCTGGAGATGGTGTACCTGATGCAGTATCAAACGGTCAACTTGAACCAATTTGGTATAAACCGATTAGAACAGATATGAGAGCAAATCAATCATTTAACGTTGGTGTTTCTGCAACTCTTTCTATACCATTAAACAAAAAATTAAGAGACTTGTGTGAACAGGCTGCACAAGCACAAAATGATTATCAGATTCAGTTGACATCTAACAAGCGATTAGACTTTGAGTTAGCTCGTCTTAAGAACTGTGGTGAACTTAAAAAAGCTGGCGTATTTTTCCATCCAGCATCGCCTTATCATAGTATATGTGCAGATGTCGTAGTAACAGCTCCTGGCGGAACTGTCATGCCTCATACTCATGATTTACCTAAACCAAATTGGGTAGATCCTACTTCTTCTTCTGAGGTTTTAAAGGAGGAAGACCTTTCTTCAAACGGTACTGGTTTGAAAGATATACAGATCGGGATAGTCGATCCGTAGGTTTTCCAAACTTCTTTTGAATCTTAGTCATACCTTGTTTAATTACAGGTTTAAAAACCCTTAGTAGTAAATCTGCTAGGGGTTTTGCTAGCAATGCAGAGGTTGTAGCAACAACAGCTATAGTTGCTGTAGTAGATACCGCTGGAACACTTGGTAACATTTTCTCTACAGTTCCAATGTCTTCCCATAGGGTCACACAAATCTTAGGCCCATTTGGATTATTTTTATCTATTTGTAATTCATATCCAGATACTTTTTCTGTCTGTGCAGTATTTGTATCTCCAATTCTCATTGAATTAGGTGGAGGACAATCTGGATCTTCTTGTTTTTCTTCTGGTGTTGTAGGAGGTTCTGGCGTTTCCAGTCCACTTGTATCAGGTTCTACTGGAACACCTTCATCAATTTCCTCTTCTTCTTGATATACTGTTTGCCAAGTTAATTCTCTTGCATCATATTCTGGTGCAGTAAAGTAAGGAGCTCCACCATCACATAAAGTGGTCTGTCCTTTTGGATCATCATTTACGAGTTGTTTATTTTTATTTCTATTGACTGCATTTTCTTTATGTACTGAAACACAGCCTGGTATATCTACAATTGGTTTACCAATATAAGTCGTAACTGGAACGACTGGTGGTATTGCTTGAGGAGGATTAGAAATCCACATCCGACTATCAGCCACAGTAATAGTATTGATACCAATCTGTCTGATTGGTATACCGTTAATTGTTATAATTGGGATACTAGTTTGTATCTGATTTATTTGATTAATCGGATCTGGCATGTGCTTGCTTGTGACCCTCCACAATTGCATCAACTATAATTTTCTTGAGTTGTCTGCTTTTCTTTCTTCCAAGACCTACACTTGCATCAATTTTTACTTTAACCCAATAAAGTCCAATAAGAACTAGGGTGAATGGAATTGCATCTGCCCATGAGATTTCATTCCATGCTTCTACTACGTTTAATACTGAGAAATAATCCATTATTTTTGAGGAATTTGATCTTTATAATTTTGAGGTTTTGGATTTCCTTTTACAGGGCCACTGTTGTCAGGCCATCCATTGACGAGTTGTTTGTAAATTTCTTCAGCAACAACTTGTCTGATTTGTTCTATTTGTGCATCTTGCCTCTTTTGAGGTCCACCAGTTTGTTGGTCGATGACATGATTGCCACCGACAAACGCACCAGTTCCTAGCACTGCGACTGCTGTACCAGTTGTGGTTATTTTCTGAATATCCATTTATTCTACTTCTTCAATACAGGCTTCATTTAAGTCTTGAGCCATATTGCCCGCAACTTCAGCACCTTTATTTCCACCAAACATTGCAACCCATCCAGCAGCAACCCATCCTACGAATGGTATTGAACTAAGAGTTGGTGCAGCAGCTGCTCCGACACTAGTTCCTACTAGACGACCAGTTCCTTCTGCTCCTCCGATTGCTTTGATACATTCTTCGGTTTTAGAACTAATTCCTTTTGCTGCATTAGGATTTAATGTAGCTGGATCTTGCCATGATCTATGATTAGAGACTGGGCCTCCCTGATTAATCTGACCATCCATAAAGTATTCTTCTGTAACCTTAGTTGTATTGTTTGACAGTCCTAAGAACCCTCCTTTCTTCTTAATATCTTTAGTAATAAATGCAGTCTTTGGATCGTTTGCTGAATAGCTGATCTTATATCCATTTTCACCTGATGATATTACATAGGAAGTATATGGTCCTACAGGAGGTTGTATGACTGGAAATTTTGATTGTTGTTGTCTGGTTGCAAGTAGCCCTATCATTCCGACATGTGATATCCCAAAGATACCACCAAGTCCTAGAGCAAACCATTTAGAAAAATTTATCTTTTTCTTTGGTTTTACTTCAGTACCAAACATTGCTTCTTCCTGATTCATTGTCCTAGACCGATATCAGGCATTATGCCTGGTGATGATTGTGGTGCAGTTGGTGCTAAATCTGGAGCTCCTAAGTCTGGAGCAAGATCACGCAATGGAGATGTAGCTCCACTAAATCCACCAGTTCCTAAACCGATACTGCCGATTGCTTTTTGTTTGATGTCCTCTATGATGGCATCCTTTTGTGTATAAACATATATACCACCGCCAACAACGGCAAGAGATACAACGCTAGACGCAATAGCAAGTACATTGACAATTTTCTGCATAACGTTTATAATACATAACATAACTAATCTATATATACAATGAAAAAGAGTAAGCTAAAAGAAATTTTTGCTAGGTTAAGAACCTGTATAGATGATCTTGAAGCAGAAATTTATTCTGATAAAGAATCCTACTTAAGACCTTATGTACATCCTTGGGATCAACATATGAGAGTAGGAGATAGTGATGATGATGATGGTTATCCCGATTAATTATGTGGTATATTATTTTTTGGACAGCAGTTACTATCCTTATCCTTAGAGAGATAGGGGTATTTAAAAAATGAATAAAATTTGGAAGATATGGAAGTATGCACTCGGATCATTCTCAGACGACAAAACCAAAGAATATGACAATCACGTTGTTGTGGTACGGTCTATTATATTTGTCAGCTATCTTGTCACTAACTGCTTTATTATTAGTGGAGTAATTCGCCACTGGAATGATCACCACATTCCACCCTCTTACACTATAAAAGAATAATGGACATGGAACAACCAGCGCTATCCTCACAAATGAGGATGGAACTAAGACAACTAATTAATGATGTTTTAGATGAAAGAGAAATGAAGAAAAAACTTGAAGGGCCTTATGATTTTCCCGAAGATGAAGATGATGGTTTGGATTATGAAGATGAATGGTTGTATAGAGGAACGTATTAAAATATACAGTTTGCATAAATAACTATGTCATGATATAATGACATTACGTTCAACCTCTTCGGAGGTCGCAAGTAAGCCGACTCGGAACGGATTCGTTCATCCGTCATCTGACGGACGCAAAAGCCGACTAAAGGAACGGGCCTTAAAATCCAACTACTTTAGGAGTAATCCAATGGCACAAGTCACATACCGTGGAGTTGTCTATGATACAGACAAGAAAAAATCCACAGAAAAAAAAGCCGCTGAATTAGTTTACAGAGGCATTAAGCATTCATAAATGCTTAGTCATACAAAGGGGTTTCGACCCCTTCTTTTTTTGTCTAAGTAAAAATACATAATTGCGATATGTTAAAATCCTGACGTATTTGTTGATACCAACATATAAATAATTTCAGAGTTGGGGCTTAGCAAGATGCACCAAAAACTCTATATTATGTAAACCTTAGTGCGGAGGTAAAGATGCACAATATCATTTCACATAACAAGCTGGCATCATGGAATCATAACGACAACCGTTATGCCTATTCAAAAGAAAATAAACTACTAGATGATTACTATGAGTGCCTTGTTGAGTGTGTGGGTGATCAACCAAGCTGTAAACGAATATGTAAGGAGCTACTGATGTAAGAAATTTTACATTTCTTGGGAGGGGATAAAACCCCTCCTTTTTTTATGTGTTGATTTGTGTGTGAAATTAGACAAGTTGTATAGTTTATGATATACTAAAAGCAAAAGACCTTATAAAATAGTATGTTAAAAACGAACGCTATGAAAATCTTTCTTGATTCAGCAGATACTAAAGTTTTACATGATGGATATCTAACTGGTCTTATAGACGGCATCACAACGAATCCCACACTCATAAGAAAGAGTGGTAGAGATCCAGAAGCGGTTTATCAAGAACTTAAAGATATTGGATATTCAGATATTAGTATGGAAGTCGTGGGAGATGGTGATGATATGTATGAAGAAGGCACAAGACTCTATTCTAAATTTGGAGATTGTGCAACAATTAAAGTTCCCTGTACACCTGATGGATTATATGCTTGTAGAAAATTAGCAAGAAAATTAATTAGAGTTAATGTAACTCTTATCTTCTCACCATCACAAGCAATACTTGCTGCAAAAGCTGGTGCTAAATATGTTTCACCTTTTGTTGGTAGAGTTGATGACAATTCATTTGGTGGTTTATGCCTTGTAAAAGATATATCAAATGTTTATATGAAACAAGGTTGGTATGACACAGAGATTCTTGCTGCATCTATTCGTAACGTAAGAGATGTAAGTAGAGCATTTGAGTATGGTGCAAATATTTGTACAATACCTCCTACAGTATTTCATAAGATGTATAATCATGTTCTTACAGATCAAGGACTAGCATTATTTGATGAAGATTTTAAAATCACACAAAAAATGATTGGAGGATAAATGGGATTACCAGACAGGACACAAAAAGTATTTGATAAAGTAGTAGAATGGGATCGAAATCTTGCTAAAAAGTTTCAAGATAAATTCAATCTTACTGATTATCAAATGTTATGCATAACGTTCGCTAAAGGTTTTATCATAGGAGCAATACTATTATGACAGAATTACTAATTCTTTTTGCTACAATGTTAGCAGTTAGTTATGGAATCAAAAAGTGGAGGCACATTTGATAAGAATTTTTGTTATATTAACTTTGGTATGGGGAGTTCTAATCGGATTACCAAAATTTGCTAGTGCAAATCACTTACCTGTAATGTACGTTCAAGTACCACAGTGGGCAGATGATTGGGCAGTTTGTGCTGTAGATATACCAGATGCTAAATGTCATTGGTATGTTGTCGCACCTGACAATACATTTGGAGAAGGATTTGATTGGGAGACTGCTCCTTGGTTCGATGCTAATGGATTAAATGATATAGCGCCAATGCAAGAAACAACTGTATTACAAAAATTACAAAATCATGAGTGATAGTGAAACAGTGCTAAGAATTATAGCACATAATTTAAATGGAAAATTAGAAAAGAGAACAGGAGCTGATTCTGTTGGTAATGAATGGAAACAATATATAATTACCTATGACCAAAAAAATAAGCTTGACAAAGCTACATAGATAATCTATAATAAAAACAGTATTGCAATAAACATGAATATACAGGTAGTGCAGCTAGTTACAGGAGATCATGTACTTGCTGACATAGAACAACTTGACGAAGAACCAAATTGTTATCTCAAAGATGCTTATCTTATTAAAGAAGATGGTACACTTGTAGAGTGGCCTTTGTATTCTTCTGAGAGAGGAGCTTTGATATACTCAAATCGTATTGTAACAATTTCAGAACCAGAAGCCGAGATCGTAAAACAGATTCCTTCATGAATTTTTATACAAACGTACAGCTCGTAGGAAACACGATTCTATATCGTGGATATGAGGGTGGAGAGAAAGTGACTCATCGAGATTCATTTTCTCCTACTCTTTTTGTTTCTTCCAAAAAGAAAACCAAGTACACAACGCTTGATGGTAAATGTGTAAAACCAATTAAGTTTGACTCAGTTCGTGATGCTCGTGACTTTGCAAAAAAGTATGAGGACATTGATGAGTTTGAGGTTCTAGGATACGAAAGATTTTTGTATCAATATATCTCAGACAAGTTTCCACAAGATGAGCTTAAATTTGATATGTCCATGATGAATATTATTTCATTGGACATCGAGGTTCAATCTGAAAATGGATTTCCTGATGTAGAATCTGCTGCAGAAAAAGTTCTTTGTATTACAATTAAAGACTTTAATACAAAACAACTAATTACATGGGGTGTTCGTGAGTATGACAACAAGCGTGATGATGTCAAATTTATCTTATGTGAAGATGAACATTATCTTTTATTGAAGTTCTTACAATATTGGGTTGAGAATACACCTGATGTAATTACAGGATGGAATGTTTATTTGTATGATATTCCATATCTTGCTAGACGTATTGACAGAGTTCTAAGTGAAAAACATAAGAAGTCTTTATCGCCTTGGAATCTGATTCAAGAAAAAGAAATCTATATTCAAGGTAGAAAGAATCTTGCTTATGATCTTGCTGGTGTTTCTTGTCTTGATTACCTTGATCTATATCGTAAGTTTACATATACAAACCAAGAGTCATACAGACTAGATCATATTGCTATGATCGAACTTGGAGAGAAAAAACTAGATCACAGTGAGTTTGAAAACTTCAGTGATTTCTATACAAAAAACTGGCAGAAGTTTATTGACTATAATATTCATGACGTTGAACTTGTAGATAGTCTTGAAGACAAGATGAGATTGATTGAATTGTGTTTGACAATGGCATATGATGCCAGACAAAACTATGAGGATGTATATTCTCAGGTTAAAACATGGGATAATATTATATTTAATTTTCTTCGGAAAAGAGATATTGTAGTTCCACAAAAAACATCACACAAAAAGGAAAGAGCTTATGCAGGGGCCTATGTTAAAGAACCGAAGCCTGGACGCTATGATTGGGTTGTGTCTTTCGATCTCAACTCTCTGTATCCTCATCTTATTATGCAATATAATATCTCCCCAGAGACACTCAGGGAAACTAGACATCCCACTGCGAGCGTTGAAGGGATCTTAGATAAAAAAGTTGAGATTGATGGTAAGTATGCTGTGTGTGCCAATGGTGCTCAGTATCGTAAAGATATCAAAGGATTTCTTCCTAAACTAATGTCTGATATGTACAATGATCGTGTCATCTACAAAAAGAAAATGCTTGCCGCAAAGCAACAGTACGAGAAGACTCCTACTAAAGCTTTGGAAAAAGAAATCGCTAGATGTAACAACATTCAAATGGCAAAGAAGATTTCTCTTAACTCTGCTTATGG